CACACCAGGACAATAACGAGGAATAACAAAGGCATGGGGGGGTATTCGATTGTTAGGGTACCTTGTCAGGTCACGTATCTATACCTACTCACAGGCACCAAGGGGACGCTCACAGACAGCAAGGGGACGTATTCCCTGTTAAAAAAATAATTTTTTTCATATTTTCAGATGTACAAATGTAACTAAGGGATAGTTTTATGGTATATAATGGCAGTTCTATTAAACTCTCTCGGAGAAGTATCTGACGAAAAAGTGTGTATTAGCCAAGATATTAGGGGTTACCCCGAATGCTGTTAGTAAGTGGGGTAATGATTATCCACAGTACGCTATTGCGTATCTACAGTTACTGGAAAGGCATGAAGCTTTGATTACCAAACTTGATATTGAGTTAGCCCTTGCGAGGAATTCGCTATGACTGAGAATGAGATTAAAGACCTTAAAGCAAGATTTGAATCTGATTACCTGGATGGAAAGGGCATAGGGCCAATTATTGAAGAGGTGATTGATATTGTCTCTGATATTGATGAAAGACTGAGAAAGCTCGATGCTTCCCATAAAGCTCTGCATAATTTACTGAAGATGTCATGAGCTCTGAAGCTGAACAATTACAAGAGATCCTTCAGAGATGGGCATTAGATCCTGTTCTGTTTGTAACTGAGGGCTTGGGTGCTGAACCTGAGATTTGGCAGGCTGAAGTATTAGCAGCTGTTGTTACTGAAGACCGCATTGCTGTGAGGTCGGGTCATGGGGTGGGTAAGAGCGCCCTGTTAGCTTGGCAGCTGTTGTTACTGAAGACCGCATTGCTGTGAGGTCGGGTCATGGGGTGGGTAAGAGCGCCCTGTTAGCTTGGATCATCCTTTGGTGGATGTTGACACGCTTTCCTCAGAAGATTGCTTGTACGGCGCCTACGAGCCATCAGCTGGAGGATGTGCTTTGGGGTGAGGTATCGTTCTGGCGTAAGAAGCTTCCTGAAGGGATGCATGACTGGATTAACATAAAGAGTGAGATGGTAGAGCTTGCGAGTTCACCGAGAGAGTCTTTCTGTGTTGCGCGTACTGCCCGTGTTGACAAGCCTGAGGCCTTCCAGGGATTTCACAGTCCTAATATGTTATTCCTTGTTGATGAAGCCTCTGGTGTTGAGAATGTTATTTATGAGGTAGGTGCTGGTGCTATGTCGACCTTTGGTGCTAAAACCATTATGACTGGGAATCCTACCCGTACCTCTGGTTATTTCTATGATGCCTTCCATAAGATGAGGGATCATTGGTGGACCAGGAAAGTTAGCTGTGAAGAGAGCACAAGGGTTAATCCTGAGTTCATTAAGGAAATGGAATTAAAGTACGGTCTTGATTCAAATGTCTTCCGTGTACGTGTTCTTGGTGAGTTCCCTTTATCTGAAGACGATGTTTTAATGCCTTTGGATCTGATTGAAGCCGCGGTTAATCGTGATATCTCAACATATGAGATGATGCCTGTATGGGGCCTTGATGTTGCGAGGTTTGGTAATTGCGCTACGGCCCTGACTAAACGCAAGGGTAATGAGGTTCTGAGTACCCAATCTTGGAAACAGAGGGATCTGATGGAGATCTCGGGGATAATACTTCATGAATACGAAAACACCACAAGTGATCTTATTCCCGCGGAGATTTTGGTTGACGCGATTGGACTGGGAGCAGGAGTTGTTGACCGACTTAGAGGGCTGGGGCTTCCGGTTAGAGGTATTAACGTTGGGGAATCACCCGGTACTCCGGGCTTCAATAGGCTTAGAGATGAACTCTGGTGGCGAACTCGAGAGTGGTTTGAGACCCGAGAAGTGAAGATTCCTGACGATGGGGAGTTGATTGGAGAGCTAACATCGATTAAATTCAAGTACACGTCATCTGGTAAGATACAGGTGGAGAGCAAGGATTCCATGCAGGACCGTGGATTAAAGAGTCCAGATACTGCAGATTCCTTTGTTTTGACGATGGCAGCACATGATAGACGTGGTGTTGCACACCGTAAGTATGAACGTAGTAAGAAACGTGGTTTTCTGTCAGGAAAGAAGAGGTCATGGTTATCAAGATAATTATCCCGATAGGAGGGAATTATGTCACAAGCTAAAAATGTAAAGCGTTACACAAAGACGTCTGCCCCTGCAGATGAAGTTAAATACACTAAAACGTGTCACAAACCAAAGAAAATGCCCATTACTAATAACGGCAAGTAAATGAAAGCTTTTATCAGTGGGATTACTGGCCAGGATGGAGCTTACCTTGCTGAACTGTTATTAAGTAAGGGCTATGAGGTTCACGGTGGGTACAGGAGAAGCGCATCAGGGAGCTTTTGGCGCCTTGAAGAGCTTGGTGTACCTGTTGAACTGCATCCTGTTGACGTCACTTGTGCGTCTTCTGTTACTGATATTGTCATGGGAGGGTATGATGAGATATATAATCTGGCTGCTCAAAGCTTTGTCGAGGAATCATTTCGTTCACCGACTTCGACTTTTCACATCAATGCGCTTGGGCCTATCCACTTTCTGGAGGCAATAAGGAAGCATTCTCCCATGACCAGGTTCTACCAGGCGTCCACTTCTGAGATGTTTGGCCTAGTAAATGTTGAGGCACAAGATGAAGCTACACCTTTCCATCCAAGAAGTCCCTATGGCGTTGCAAAGGCTGCTGCACATTACGCAGTGGGCAACTATCGAGAAGCCTACGGATTACATGCGTCTTGTGGAATATTATTCAATCATGAATCACCCCTCAGAGGAATTGAGTTTGTAACCCGCAAGGTTACTGATGGCGTTGCACAGATTGTAGCCGGCAAGACTGATAAACTGGTCTTGGGTAATCTTGATGCTTATCGTGACTGGGGTCATGCTCGAGACTATGTTGAAGGCATGTGGTTAATGTTACAACAGGAGGTTCCTGATGATTATGTACTGGCTACTGGAGAAAAGCACTCAGTTCGTGAAATGGTTGAGTATGCATTCGGACGATCTGGCCTTGATTATCTTGGTTACGTTCATAGTGACGAGCGTTATATGAGGCCATCTGATGTTCCTTTATTATTAGGGGATGCCAGTAAAGCAAAGGAAAAGTTAGGGTGGGAAGCCAAATATAACTTTTATGAGTTAATAGACGAGATGTTAGATAGCGATTTTGAGAGGCACGGCGTGAGCAAATTAAGGGCAGTTAAATGATAAAAGCAATGGAACGGCTGAAAAAAGCCCGTGATCACTCAAAGAACTGGCGTACTGAAGCCCGTGAAGACTTTGACTTCTACATCGGTGATCAGTGGAACCGTGAAGATCGCCAGATTCTTGAGGAAGAGTTAAGGCCTCCTATTACGTTCAATCGCGTAGCACCTGTAATAAACGCTGTTGTCGGCCATGAAGTGTCCAATCGCCAGGAAGTAAGGTTCTATCCTCGTGAGAAAGGTGATGATCATCCGACAGAGATCTTAACTGACGCTCTTAAATGGGTTGACGACCAATGTATCTGATGCATTCAAGGACATGATCATTTGCGGGATGGGCTGGACTGAAACCCGGCTATCATATGACGAAGATATGGATGGGAAGATCCATTCTGCTGAACGTCTTGATCCTATTGAAATGTTCTGGGATCCAACGGCGAGAAAGCGAAACCTTTCTGATGCCCAGTGGGTTGGTAGATTAAGGTGGATTCCAAAAGAAGAGGCTACGAGCAAATGGCCTAAAATCACAGAATTAGACACCAAAGAAAGTATTATCGATAAAAATGACTTCGGTTATGAGCCTCATGATTCATCACCACCATTCTATGAAGAAGAGTCAAATACCCAGTGGTACCGACCTCATAAAGAAGACTTCCGTATTTTTCAGTATCAATACTGGACACGCAAGACTGTTTACCGGGTTGAAGATGAAGGGGGTGAACTGAGAGAACTATCTGAAAAGAAATTCTCAAAAATGAAGCCTCTGCTAGAAGCCTCCGGCAAAAGGTACGTAAAACAGCTCAAGAAGACCTATTATCAGGACTTTTACTTGGGTGATCACAAGCTTGAGTCAAAGATGCTTGAATGTGAGCATTTCACATTAAGATGCATGACCGGCCATCGTGATAACACTAATGGTGTTTGGCATGGCCTTGTAACAGGCATGAAAGACCCTCAACGCTGGTCGAATAAGTTCTTTTCTAACATCCAGGACATGCTGTCAAGAAACCGTCAGGGTGGTGCTTTTGTAGAGGAAGACGCCCTTGTAGACCCTCGCAAGGCAGAAGAAGACTGGAATAGACCTGATGCCATGATAATGCTGGCACCTGGAGCCTTGTCTAAAGGCAAGATTCAGGAAAGAAACCCTGTTCAATACCCTAACGGCATGGATAGGATGCTTCAGTTCTCCATAACATCTATCCCTGACGTATCTGGCGTTAACCTTGAGTTAATGGGGTTGGCTGACCGACAGCAGGCTGGAGTCCTTGAGGCACAGCGTAAACGCTCTGGATTAACCATCCTATCAAGCCTGTTTGATTCCCTGAGAAAGTTCCAGAAAGAACGTGGTCGTGTGGTCTTATACTACATACAGAATTACATCTCTGATGGTCGATTAATCCGTATTCTTGGCCAGGATGGAAAGCCTGAGTTCATTCCTCTTGTAAAACAGACCGATGCTAAATATGACGTTATTGTTGATGAAGCACCTCATTCTGTTAACCGTAAGGAAGAAACCTTCGCCATGCTGCGTGAGATCATTCCCCAGCTTATTTCAACTGGTATTCCTATACCACCTGAGGTTTTAGACTACATTCCTGTACCACAGGCTCTTGCTAATAAGTGGAAAGAAGCGCTTCAGGGCCAAGGTGATCCTAAGTCTCAAGAGCAAATGCAGAAGATGCAGCAGGAAATCCAGAAGCTGAACGAGGAAAACCAGAAGCTTCAGCAGGAAAAACAATCCAAGATGCAAGAGATTCAAATGAAAGGGCAGGAATCTGATGCTGAACTACAATTAAAGGCAAAAGAGATAGACGCTGAATTAGCACTTAAAGAGAGAGAGTTAACCGCAGACCTTATACTCCAGGAGAGAAAGGTAGATGGTGAGCTTGAAATTAAACGTAAAGCAGTAAATAACGCTGGAGGCAGCAACAATGAGTGATGTATTTGATGAACCAGGAAATGAAGATTTAAACCTTGATACCATGGAGGTGGTCAGTGAGGCAAGTGAAGCGGAAGTTGTTCAGACTGAGCCAGAAGTACAGGCTACAGAACCCAGTGCAGAGGAAGTTACAGAGCCTGCTGAAGAGCCTAAACAAGAAGCACCTACGGACACGAGTGTGCCGCTTGCTACTTTCCTCGAAGAAAAGACAAACAGGAAAGAGCTTCAGAATGAGGTTAAAGGCCTGCATGAGAAGCTAAATCAGTTCTCTTCTATGCGCGAAGAGCTAGACGCCATGCGCAACAAAGACAAGAAGGTTGAGGCCGACCAGGCCTTTGAAGACGACCCTATAAGTGCATTACGATCTCAGCAGGAAGAACTGACTAAAAAGGTCGATACGGACATTAATCAACGGTCTGAGGCTGAAGCAGGACAGCAGCAGTTTAATGACTTCCAGATGGACGTAGCTCAAAAAGTAGAAGTATTCAAGCAAGAGGCGCCTGACTACATGGAAGCATTAGAGTCTGTAGGCCATAAAATGAACGGCATCTATGAGTCCATGGGTATCCCTCAGGAACAAAGAGCGCAGGCCTTTGAAGAATGGTCTGTAAGTGTTGCGTCACAAGCGATGCAGAACGGAATTAACCCAGGAAAGGCCGTATATGACATGGCTATACAAATGGGGTATGCTAAACAACAGGAAGCCCCTACAGAAGATAGGCTTTCTACAATACAGAAAGGTCAAGAAGCCTCAAAGACCTTATCTGACACAGGTGGTCAAGGCGAAGGTAGCTCCCTCGCTAACATCGAAAGTATGTCAGATGAAGAGTTTGATTCACTCTGGTCAGATATGGAGAGAGCGAACTAAGAGAGGTTTACGGTTGCTGCACGTTACGCAGTTTCCGTCTGTCCGGATTTTCGCACCCGGCGATAAGGGAAAACATATTTTACAACTTCATAGGAGATATTTATGGCTAATACTAGCTATGGTGTCAACGATGCTGAAGCGGTGAAACTGTGGTCTCGCAAACTCATGAGAGAAGCGTTGAAGCAAACGTGGGCATCAAAATTCATGGGCAAGGGTTCAGATTCACTATGTCAGATCAAAGATGACACATCAAAGGGCGCGGGCGACCGTGTTCGTACTATCTTACGTATGCAGCTCGATGGAGATGGCGTACAAGGCGATGGTACTCAAGAAGGTAACGAA